TATAAATACCAGTGCCCTGTTGTTGTTGTGTACCAAAAGGTGGAACAAATCCACCAACTTGCATTTCTAAGTCACCGTCACCTGTATCATCACCAACAATTAAATCATCAGAAGAAAATGGTATGTCGTCTGGAATTGTAGCTTCTTCGGAATTACCCATCTGACCCATTGCTTCCATTTTCTTTAAACCTGCTTTAGCTTCTTGTCGTAGCATCATAAGTTTTTCTAAACCTATAAATCTTACAACATCAGCAGGAAATACAAACTCACCTTCACTTAGTTGTGCAGGTATATCATCTCTTACTTCTTCTTGCGAAGAGCCTACAGGAACTTCGTTACCTGATACAGGGTCAACTGTACCACCATCTTGTTCTAGCCCACCTTCTTGGAATAATGACATTTGTTTAGCCATACCTCCTTCATTCATTTCCGTAGGGTTTGTTTTTGCTATAACATAATCATCTATTCCACTTTGCATATCTTTCTCCTTTAATAAACCACCTTCTGATAGTTTTCTACCTAATATGGCTTCTATTTCATCTCTATAAGGTAAATCTTTTACACCTTCTAATTCTTGCATATTTTTAGCTTCTTGTCTAGTAAAAACTTTGTTTACTTTTAAGCTACCCCCTACAACCCACTTATCACTATCTGCTTGTCCATCTACATATTTATAACTGCCACCTACAGGCACATGGTCATTTATATCTGTCTTTCCTATTTCTTGTAAGTAACTTTGATAGTCTACATCATCAGGCATTTCTACTTCAGCAAACACATGGTCTTCGGCTCTTCTTTTTACATATAATTGATTACCTCTTTTTTTAATAGCTTCTTTTGTTATACCTGATTTTATTAACTCATCAGCTTCTTTTTTAGTAACCTTAATATCCTGAGGACCTATGTGCGTTGCAACAGGCAACTGACTTGCGTGAAATCCGGGTCTAGCAGCTACTGCTGTAACATAACCAAAAGGAGCACCTTTTACACCCTTTGTTTTTTCTGTTATATATCCTGCTGCTATTAATTTATCTCTAGTCTCTTGGTCAGGAATAGCTATTCTTTCTCCTGTGCCTTTTGCTTTTTCACCTTTAGTTCTTTCAGCACCTTTGCTAGGCACATACTTTTTACCATTAGGTGCAGTAAACGCTTCTTCAGGAAAAACTGCTCGAATATATTGACCTTGAGGTACTTCTGTTTTAGCATCAACAAATAAAGGATATAACTTACCTTCTCTTTCTACAAATAACTTATACGCTTTTTTTGTTTTAGTTGGCTGTACAGATGCTTTAAGTGCTCTTCTTAGTGCATCTCCACCAATAGGTATTACACCTAAAGCTAAAGATGCAGCATCTATACCTGCTCCTACTAAATTACCACTAGCAACATTTTTAGCTAGGCTAGTAACATCTTTTGCTTCACTTACTCCCGGAATAAAGTCTGTTGCTACGTCTACAACCTGTCCAACTGTAGGATTAACCTTACCCTGTAATTTAGGACCTAGAACATATTTATCTAAAAATCCACCTATGGTTGTACTTTTTGTCTTTTCAGGAGCATCTAATTGTTTTTTAGCAGCATCTGTTTTTCCTAAACCACCTAGTTTAAATGTTCTTTTAGTTTGTTCATCGGTATCTAATAAAGAGTCACTTCTTTTTTTTGCAGCACTTATTGCTTCTTCTAAAGTCTTATGTATACTTGTTGGTTTTAGTTGACCATCTTCAACCATCTGTTTTATTTCTTCTTCTGTATATTGTTTACCTTTTATAATACTAGGTGCATTGACATACATGCCAAATAGTTCAAACGTAACAGACTTTTCAGAAACTAAATCGCCATCAGGTGTTTTGTATAAATCTTTTCCTGCAGTTGTTTTTTTACCTGTTTTTTCACCAACCAATTCTGCCACTATTTATTTGCTCCTAAAACTTCTTGACGCATTAACTTTAATCTACGCAACGATGCTATTGCACCCTGTGCTCTGTACATTACAATGTTATCTTCACTTTGTTCAATAATTTGATGTTGTCTGTTTATTAGCACATCAATATAATTATTGAAGCTGTCCAGTAGTTTCTTGTTCTCCACTAGTGGCTTGAGGTGCGACAGCACTTGCTTGTTGTCCTTGTGGTTGTTCATTTCCTGTAAATCCTTGTTCTTGTGGAAGAGGTGCTTGACCTGTTCCTATTGTTCCACCACCTGAACCTGTTGGGTCATTAGGGTCTACACCTGCAGGTGGTTGTAAGGGTTGTTGTTGCATTTGCATTTCTTGTAACATTTTAGCTTGTAATGCTGCTTCTTCCATATTATTTGTTACTTTATCAGGGTCTAAATCCATAGACTTTGCAATCTCTCTAATAATGTATTGAAACTTAGCAAATGGTGCAAGAGCAGGATTACTAGAAATTCCTAAGAACTGCATTAATCTCTGTGACCTTACTTCGTTTGCCATTAAACTTTCTGTTCCTCTTGCTTTAACTTCTAAATCCCCTTTTATTTTAGGGTCGTAATCAAACTGCATGTTAAAACTAAATAAATTTTCTCCTAGAGGTCTTAATAAATAATCGTCTACATTTTTAATAACGCTTTTAACACCACCACTTGCTGCATTCATTAACATAGATATACCACTTGCTGTTCTTCCAACACCTGATACACCTGTTTGTCCATGTGCAAACGATGGCAACCCTGTAGATTCATCAGCTAGTACACGTGCCTTGTCAAATAACTGCATGTTTTCTCCTGAGACATTTGGAAACTTTGTACCAAATATTGCTTGACCCGGAGCTCCACCTTGTCTTCTAAATATTTTTCCCGGATAAACAGATAAATCTTGACCCGGAACTAAATTTGTTTCATCTACTTCTATAAGTAAGTTTCCTGATAGTACAGCATTGTCAACTGCCATTCTCATAAAACCATTCATTAATGTTTGTGTGTCATCCATATTTTCAGCAATGCCTACACCAAAAAATGAATATGGGTTTAATTCATATGGAGATGCCATGTAAGGTATTTTTGCAGGTTTAAATGGATTTAATACAACTCTAATAAGTTTTTTATTACATATCCAAATATTTGCTTGTAACTCATCAAACTTCTGTAACTCTTTTGGTATCTCTACATCATTTTCTAATAACATTGCCGTATCACACATACCCCAATACTCAATAACTTCAAATCTATCAATACCATGTTCAGGTTGATAGTCTGATAAATCATCTTCCCAATGTTTTTTTATGTATGACTCACCTGTGTTTACAGCTTCATCTATTACTTGTGCTCTAAAATATGGTCGTTTTTTTAATTGTCTTAGCTGTGTACGTGAAAGTTTATGTCTTTCAATAACATATTGTGCTTCTTCCATGTTGTGTGCATCAGGGTCAGGATAAAAATTCCACACAGATACATGATTAACTTGAGGAACTGTTTTAAATT